ATGCAATATGTAAGAAAAATTGATGAAGTGGGAAGAATCGTTATCCCGATAGAGATTAGAAGAGCTGCAGGTATTGAAAACAGAGATTACCTTGATATGACCTTTGAAAATGGAGTATTAAAGCTAAGTAAGGGAAGAGGTAGACGTACTGACGAGTTAGGTAGATTTACGATTCCTAAAGAAATCCGCCGTACCAATGACTGGAGTATTGGACAAGCTATGGACATTTCCATAGATGGAAACATAATCTGCATCCGGAAGTTTGGTTGTGAATGGTGTGAGGAGACAGAAGATCTGATTGAGGTGGATGGACATAAGCTCTGCCGTAAGTGTGCGGAGAAAGTTAGTGCTGCCATTAAACAGGAGGCGTGGTCTGATGGAGTATGTTCCTGATAATATGACCAGTTCTTAATCCGTGGAAGTGCAGTTATCTAAAAAAGAACAGGAGGAAGTAATGAGCAGTTTATACCAGATAACAGAGATTATGATGCCGTTCTAAATATGCCTACGATGAGGAAATGGGACGAGCACTATATTAGATACCCTTGAGTCTATAGAGGGGAATTGAGATAAAGCAGACGGATATGCCAAGCTTTATAAAACTCTTAAGTATGATGCGGATACAATACAGACTGAAATAGACCGTTTACGTCTAGGCTGAATACCTTTGAGAACAGAGCGCAGTCTCTTAAAGACACTCTTGAAGCTAATATGAAGCAGATTGGCAAACCAAGTTCAAGACTACTTTATTTAGTTTTGGCATCCAGAAAAACGGTGTAAGCAGCCGCTTAAGATTGATCCTTAGATGTTAATACCATTCCGGCTGAGTATCTTATTCCACAGGATCCATTACCAAACAACGAGAAAATCAGAGAGCTGCTTGAAAAACAGAGTTGCCTGGGCACATCTTGAACCACGAGGCGAAGCCTGCGTATACGTTAGGAGGTACATATGCTGCATAGGCACTGCACTAAAAAACTTAAAGCCTTACATATGCTGATCAATTATTAAATGGCACAAAGGTTTTGCTGCTGGAGGGTGTTTTAAAGACCTACTGAATGGAAAACCGGTAAAAGGATATAGATATTTATTTTAGGAATCAAAAAGACTATGACGACGCGGTTGTTGTTTTAATCATAACCCAGATTACGAATTATTTTATCAAAATGATAATGTAAAAGCTTATAAAAGCTATAAAGCAAGGGTTCTCAATTGAGTTATGTCATAAAATTTTTGGTCACCAGAAGAGATCCTGAATCAGTTTGATTTTACCATAACCAAATTTGCATACTTCAAAGAGATAATCCACTCCAGTGATTTTCCATTTGGAGAAGGGGAGGACAAAGAAGAATATACTGCTGTTTATGATGATAACTTCTTTGAACATCTATTTCTAAAATTATTAATTATTGATGATCAATCCCTTACCCGAAATCAACATTTGAGAGAATGTTGCGGTATCAGAGATATGGATTCACACCTGACAAACAGACTATTAACAAGTTATGTTCAGCTATAAGCAAAACTCCAATAGCTGAATCTGACGATGAAGATTTTATTAAGGAGGTACATATGTTTATTAATTCATCACATTTAAGAAAGCTTATGACCACTGCCTATAAGGGCGGTGGTGTCCGGATTGGTTATATTGATGAAGGATATGTGATTTTTGGGGTAAATGGGGTGTTTGGCTTGATGTAAACTTTATTCCGAATAAAGTCAAAGCCGTTATTATGGAGCTGGCTGGTACACTTCCGGAAGAAGGGACGTTATTCTCAGTAAGCAAAGAGCGTCCAATGCCACAGCTTGAAATGGATATACACAACCATGCCCATATAAATATCCTTCAGCGTGAAGCAAAATATCCCGTAACTGTCACTGATGTGTTATTGGACAAGAAGCACAGTTTATATAGCTTGTTACAGGTTAATGCTGACAAAAGACTTATTCTGATGGATATGAATCTTATGAATCTGATTGATCTTAGTGAGATTGATTATGACCAGGAGAGCCTGCCGGCAGGACCCTGTACGGGTATGAGTCAGGGTATGTTCTTCTGGCGAAATGCTACCACAACTTTATTACTGCTTGGTGAGGCTGCTAAAACCGACAACACCTTGATAGCAGTACTTTCTGCCATCGACTTTGAACAGGAGGCGAATAAATAATGGGATTACCTGTATTAATTATAGGGAAGTCGGGCAGTGGAAAAAGCGCAAGTCTTAGGAATTTTAATGAAGGTTTAGCCCTGATTAATGTTCTTGGTAAACCACTTCCTTTAAATCAAAGATTCCTAAGGTGGTTACAGATGATTACCAGCAAATCATGAAGCAGTTGTTTAATAAGGCTTTCAAGAGCTTTGTAATTGATGATGCTGGCTACCTCATTACCAACCATTTTATGAGCAAGCACAGTTCGACTGGGGGAGGAAATGCAGTATTTAGCCTCTACAACGACTTGGGGGATTACTTCTGGAACTTGATTCAGTTTGTTATCCGGAAACTGCCGGCAGACAGAATAGTTTATTTTATTATGCATGAGGATATAAACGACTTCGGAGATATCCGGCCTAAAACCATTGGAAAGCTTCTGGATGAAAAGGTGTGCGTAGAGGGAATGTTTACAATCGTCCTAAGATGTGTAAGTGAAAATAATGTTCATAAATTCATTACACAATCAGATGCCGGGGCAGTAAGCAAATCCCCTATGGGAATGTTTGAAACACTGGAAATAGATAATGATTTAAAATTCGTAGATGATTCTATTAGGGAATATTACGAACTTGACAAGGAGGATACAAATAATGCAGAAACCAAATGATTATGATAATGTCCAGGCTTATGGGGATTTTATTCCCCTGAAGCTTGGAGGGCATATCTGCAAGATAATGCAGGTAAAGGAAACTACATCAAAGGCTGGTAAAGAAATGCTGGAAATCAGCCTTGATATTGCAGAAGGTGATCAGAAGGATTACTTTGCACAGCAGTACAAATCTGATACCAGGGAAAACAAGAAGTGGGGATGTGTTGTTTATCAGCTCGTTAAGGATAACGATGGAAACACAAGTAAGGGATTTAAAACCTTTATAACATCTGCCGAAAACTCAAATTCTGGCTTTAAGGTTGCATGGGGAAACAATTTTGCTGCCTGCTTTAAAGGAAAGCTTATCGGCGGTGTTTTTGGCCGCGAGCAGTATTTGAATTCTTATTGTGAAAAAAAGTTCGCTACAAAATGTGTTCAGTTCCGCAGCATAGAATCAATTCGCAATGGTGTGGATATTCCTGAAGATAAGCTTCTTCCTGAAAGCCAGGATAATGGTTATGGTCCCGGATACACTCCAAGTACTATAGGCGATGGATTTATGAATATTCCAAATGGGCTGGAAGAAGAACTACCATTTATGTCTTAGGGGTGATTATTTGACCAGGGATGAGCTAAAAGCAACGGTTACAATGAAGGAAGTTCTGCATCGTAACGGACTTATTGTAAATAGGAACGGGTTTATATCATGCCCGTTCCATATTGAAAAAACTGCTTCCATGAAGATATATAATGATTCATTTTATTGTTTTGGTTGCGGAGCCAAAGGAGATATCTTTGATATGGAAATGCATCTGAATGGGTGTAATTTCCGTACAGCTTTTGAATTGCTTGGAGGCGCTGATAAGCCGTCTTGGCGGACTACTGTAATTGCAAATAAGGCAAGAAAAGCAAGGAATGAAGCAGAACAAGTAAGGCATTCGAATGCCATGAGGATGCGCAGCATTCAGTTACATATTACAGCTTATCGCAATATAATTGCTGCTGAACATCCATTTTCGGACCTTTGGTGCTCCTGTGTTAATAAATTGCAGTATCAGGAATACCTATTAGAAACTGTATTGGAGTTGGATAAATGATTAATATAGCAGAACTTAATAAAGAGACTATCCTAAATGATGAAATTTTCTTTGAACTCTATGAAGAAAAAGATCCGATTCTGCATGCAACGCTTACAGTTGATCTTATGGCCAAAGCAAAGTCGCTTGGAGTAAAGCAGTTATTTGATATAAAGTACAAGGCTTTTGCTAAATCTAAACGTAGCTTTACACTTAAAATCGGAGGTAATTATACGGACTTTGAAGGGGAGTATCCTCAAATGTATGCCGGTGGCTGGACCGCGAACGAAGAAGGCATTACCATTCTTACGAACTTTGGAGAAAAGACAGCCTGCAGCCATCCCATTCTACCAGTAAAATCGCTGATCAATGCAGAGACCGGATATATTAAAACGATACTTGCTTTTAAAGTCCGAAACCGGTGGAAAGAAATCATCGTAGATAAAGAAGTCATGTCCTCCAGTAACCGGATTACTGGATTATCAAAATATGGGGTCAGAGTCACCAGTGAGAATGCCAGGGCGCTTGTACAGTATTTGGCTGACATTGAAAGCATGAATGATTCTGCTATACCAGAACAGTTATCTACTTCAAAATTAGGCTGGCTCAATAATAATTTTATTCCATATGATGAGAGCGTAATTTTTGATAATGAGGATAACCTATCCGGTGCTTTTAAGAGCATTCAGAGCAATGGATCCTACACGAAATGGCTGGAATTGATGCATAAAATTAGGCAGAGTGATCGATTAGAGCCTAAGATTTATTTGGCAGGAGCTTTTGCAAGTCCTTTATTACATAAATTTAATGCTTTGCCCTTTATTATTAACACTCATGGTAAGACCGGTAAGGGAAAAACAGTAGCTTTAATGGTTGCGACTTCGGTTTGGGCGGATCCGACAGAGGGTAAGTATTGGATAAAATCAAAGGCAAATGAAATAGCTCTGGAGGCAAGGTTGGACTTTCTTAATCATTTACCTTTAGCCATTGATGATTTTTCAGAGATCCAGAAGAAAATGAAAGACGATTTTTCTGGATATGTATATAGTTTATGTTCCGGCGGCGGTAAGGAGCGTTCTAATGTCAATATAGGGCTGCAGAGACAGAGATACTGGAAGAATGTTATCCTTACGAACTCGGAACGCTCTTTAATCAGCGAAACGATGCAAGGAGGAGCCATCAATCGAATAATCGAATTTGAAAGCGAAGAAGGAAGTATCTTTGGCAACATATCAGAGTCAGCTGCCGTGGTAAGTACCGTAAAAGAACATTATGGTTATGCTGGCAAAGAGTTTATAGAAATTATAACCGACATGGACCCAAAGGAGCTAAAGGCTATACAGAAAAATTTCCAGGATCGTATTTATGCAAAGGCCATAGAGCTGGGAATTGAAAAAGAGGATAAACAGATCTTACCTATGTCTATTCTTCTTACAGCTGACAAAATTGCAACAGAGCAAATCTTTGAGGATGACAGGTATCTTGATTTTGATACATGCTTTAATATTCTAAAAAATAAAGAAGAGGTATCAGAGGAAGAGCGGGCCTATAGTTTTATCATGTCGGATATAGCAATTCATCACAATAATTTCGTCCCAGACATATATGGCAGCTATAAAGGTGAAGTATGGGGATTTATTGAGCGTGGATATGTATACATAGAGCCAAATGTCTTTAAAAGTATGTGCGATAGGGGCAACTTCTCCAGTAAATCTTTTCTTACCTGGGCGGATCGGAACGGTCTATTATTAAAAGATAATGATCGTGGGGGAACCAGAATGGAGAAAAGCAAGAAGGTTAACGGTAAAAAATCAAGATTCAATGTCATAAAAATGAATGACGAAGAAAGTGAGGAAGTCATTGAAAATACTGAATTTGTACCGGTTAATGAACAGATGGAATTACCATTTGATTAACAGCGGTTCCCCAGTTCCCCAAGTTCCCCAAGGAAATGCACGTCTATAATACTCTGGGTGTGTGTCAATAAATACATACACACACTAACCTTTATATAGAAAAGTTAAAAATGTGGGGAACCGGGGGAACCAGTACCGCAACCCATTGATTTTACTATATTTTATCGGTTCCCCAATTGGTACCCCAAAGAAAAAATATTGGGAACTGGGGGAACTCAATAGGAGGCATCTTGAAATTAAATAATAAAAAAGCTGGAACAGATTTTGAGCATTCATTTGTACAGACTCTTTCAAAACATGGTTTCTGGGTACATAAGTTACAGGATAACAAGAATGGACAGCCTTTTGATGTAATAGCAGCCAGAGCAGGAGAGACTTATATATTTGATTGTAAAGACTGTAAGAATGATATCTTTCCTTTGTCCAGGATTGAAGAAAATCAATACAATGCAATGACGCTCTGGCAGAAATGTGGAAACCATGAAGGGTTATTTGCAATGAATACCAGCAAGGGAATAAGGATTATTTCATTGGAAGTGCTTGAGTTTCTTAAGAGTAAGAATATCAAGGTAGTAAATAAAAATGATTTACTCTGGTATTCAACACCGCTTTCTAAATGGTTGGAGGGACTAAATGCAGGTAATTATAAGCAATGAGTTAACTATAAAGGATCCTTCTTCTACTTTGGTTAAATGGGTACAAGAAAATCTGATAATAAAGAACCCTGATTATCAGAAAAAGAGAAGAATGGGTCTTTGGACAGGTAATACACCGGAGTTTATATCTTTGTATCAAGTAGATGGGAGTAGTCTTATATTGCCAGTTGGTGCAGGGAAGCATATTAAACAGTTTGTAAAAGGAGCTGACTTTAAACAAGACCTTGCTAATAATACGCCAATCAACTATCAAGCAGATATACCTTTGTATGAATATCAGGAGCCGGCAGTTACCGGTATGGTTAAGGCTGGGTGCGGCATACTGCAATCCCCTTGCGGATCAGGAAAGACTCAAATGGGAATTGCTTTAGCTGCCAAGATAGGGCGGAAAACCTTATGGATTACCCATACGGCGGATCTGTTAAATCAGTCTTATGACAGAGCTGCCATGTATATGGATAAAACCCTTTTGGGTAGAATCACTGAAGGTAAGATGCATATCGGTACAGGAATTACCTTTGCTACTGTGCAGACTCTTACCAAGATGGATCTACAGCAATACAAGTATACCTGGGATGTCATTATTGTGGATGAGGTGCAAAGACTTGCTGGTACACCTACTCAGGTGACTATGTTCTCCAGAGTTATGAATACCCTGGCTGCCAGGTATAAATACGGGCTTTCAGCTACGGTACATAGAGGAGATGGACTCATTAAATCAACTTTTGCCATTGTCGGGGATATTGCTTATACGGTACCAGAGGACGCTGTTGCAGATAAAACGATGCAAATCACTATCCAGAAATGTAATACCGGTGTAAAGGTCAGTGAGGAATGCCTGGATACTGATGGGACATTGATTTACAGTGAGCTTATGAATTATCTGGTATGTAGCCAGGAAAGGAATTATCTGATAGTGGAACAGCTTAAAGCAAATAAGGATCATAGTAATTTGATTCTTTCTGACAGGTTGGAACACCTTGAAATACTCATGAATATGTTGGCTTCACCGGATGCCGTCATGATTAATGGGAAAATGACCAGTAAGAAAGCCAAGGGTGAGCGGATAAGAGCCTTAGATGATATGAGAACCGGTAAAAAGAAATATTTATTTGCTTCTTACTCCTTAGCTAAGGAAGGATTGGACATTCCTTGTCTGGACAGGTTATACCTTGCTACTCCGAAGAAAGATTATGCGGTTGTTGTTCAGAGCATTGGACGTATCGGGCGAATAAGCCAAGGAAAGATAGATGCTATATGCTATGACTATGTCGATGATATACAGTTCTGTGAGAATCAGTATAAAAAGCGTAAGACACATTACAGAAAGAAAGGGTGCCTGATTCATGACTGATGTGAAAGGGATATTTCATAATACATTTACACTCTACAAGGCTTATCTAAATGAGGAATTATTCCAGAATATTGTGAAATATATTTTTGCAGTTGATTCAAATTTGGTTCCTAGAATTCTTACAGACACTTATAGCTTTTACCTGAAATGGAAAGGGACCGGCTTTAGTGAGCAGATGGTAGCGGAGGCCAGGGAACTCAGCCGGAAGCATGGAGATAATGATCTGGTAAGACATATCACGGTGGATCTGTGTACCATCATTGAGCAGGGAGGGAAACATTGAATTTTAATACGCAATATTACAAAGGGATTCCTCTTAATCTTATTGATCGCCGATATGGAAAACGTAAGGCAATGAGGTATACCGTAAACGGAACTAATCAAAATGTATGGATACCGATTAAGCACTTGGATAATGACGGGGGTATCCGTCAAAATGAGAATATAGATTATGTATTCCGGAAGGCACAAAGACAGCTTGAAATAGCAGGTATTACACAGGCAATTGCAGGGATTAAGAAAGGAGCGCATTCATGACAAATGCTGAAAAGATTGTAAGTGATATTGATGTTCTGGTAGATCTGATTTATCAGGCGGATGATATCGGCCCCAGTATCTGCAAGGCGGATTTTAACGATGCGGACGAGTTAGTTAATTGCCCATACCCTGATGATAATGGTTGTAGGAAATGTATTAAGGATTGGCTAATGAAGGAGGTTGACTAATGAAATTAGTTTACACAGTTGAGATTGACGACGAAATATATAGCTTGGATGGGCTGCTTGAGCTTCTAAACGAAACTGTAAACAGTACTACAGATTGCATGGTACTAAAGAGCAGGATAGAATCTTCGGACGAAATCTGCGAAACAGGAGACTGGGAGGATGACTAATGGCCAAGATAAATAAAGAGCAGCGTCTGCACCTTGACGGTATGTCATTTGCCTTAAGGGTAGCGAAGAACGGTGGCGTAGAAGCGCTTGAGAGGGAAATAAATTATCGGGGGTTGCATGATGCTCCACTAAATATAAGTCAATCAGAACTTACCCAGGTGGCTAGAATTAGAGCAAGGGAAGAATTAATGATTGTAGCTACCGCCCTGGCAGAAACCGTCACACAGGACATGAAATTACCTCCCAGTGTAGCAATGGAGTTTCTTCGTAAGTTCAATGATAAAGTAGATTTGTTTCGGTATGATCAGGATGCTCTAAGGAAAGCACAAGCTAAGTTAGACAGTATGTATGCACTTAACGATATGGTTAGAAAATTTAACGAGGAGGATTAGGTTATGTTAAGAGAGGAAGTATTGAACAGTTCAAGAGAACTGGTAAATAAAATTTATGAGAAAATGAATGTAATTGAAATCTGTGATTCAGTGGCAGAAAAGGTAAAGAACTTAGATGTATGCTTTAATGATCCGGATGGTAAGCAGGTAGTTTCTTTGGATGGAATACTTACTGCTGATCAGCTGACAGTTATCAGAGATGGGATAATTGATAAGATTTACGATAATGCTGCAATTGCACAATCCTTCCTGGAGAAGCTTAACCGGAAGCCGGCAACAGTAAACCCAGTATTCGAGGAGGCTGTCCAGGATATGGAAAAATCGTCTAAAGGTAAAGCCAGCGGCAGAAAGTCAATAGATCTTGATATCGACCAGGTTAAGGAACTATATGTAAATCAGGGGCTATCTTTCCGGAAAGTAGCCGATCAGTGTGGCTGCTCAGAGAATACGGTTCGTAATTTCGCCATGAAGCATAATATCACCCGAGAAGCTTCGGAGCCGGTTGGATATCCTGTTATGACAGTTGAAGCAGTTCGTAAGGTTTACACAGACGGTTCCATGAGTCTAGCGGATACTGCTAAATACTTTGGGATAGAATCAACTAAGTTACATACCTTTATCGAAAAGAATAATCTCAAGAAGGTAGTGGTTAAGCCTAAGGATCCTTTCATGGATGCTAACAAAATGGGCAAGGATGAGTTTAAGCGCCAGATGCTTGCAGGAAAAAAATAGGTGAAATATGAGAACACTTTTAAGATACCCAGGGAGTAAGCAGCGGATAGCTCCCTGGATTATAGGCCAGATGCCGAAGCATCACAGTTACTTAGAGCCTTATTGCGGAGGGATTAACGTTTTGATGAATAAGGAGCCTTCCAGGATAGAAACCATAAATGACCTGGATGATGATGTGATAAATCTCTTCCGAGTGATACAGGATTCCGGTACCAGAGAGGAGTTAATCAGAAAGATAGTCCTTACACCATATGCAAGAGTGGCTTATGACAATGCCTTTCCGGATAATACGGATGAACTGGATCCAGTAGAGAGGGCAAAGAACTTTCTTATTCGGTCTGGTATGGGCTATGGCTTCCGGTTATGTGAGAAAACAGGCTGGAAGCGTGATGTATATGCAAGAGAAGCAGCTTATGCAGTTCGGTACTGGAATGATATGCCGGAAGTAATCACAGCGGCAGCACAGCGGCTTAAGATGGTACAGATAGAACACAGGCCGGCTGTAGAGATTATCAAGGCTTTTAACCACAGTAATGTTTTGATATATAATGACCCGCCTTATCTATTTTCTACGAGGTCAAGGAAAATGTATAAGCACGAAATGGGCACAGACGCAGAACATATTGAGATGTTGGAAACACTACTGCAACACACTGGGCCTGTAATGCTTTCAGGATATGACAATGAGATTTACAATACATATCTGGTAGGCTGGCGAAAGGAATCTATTCCTGCAAGAGCAGAGCGGTCATTACCAAGGACTGAATATCTTTGGATGAATTTTTAGGAGGAATAAGGATATGAAAAAATTCTTTTGTGACATTTGTGAAAAAGAAATTGCACCAGGTAGTCATAGAAAAACATTAGTGGAAACAGAACAGATACTTGAACTTGCGGAGATAACAGATATCTGTAGTGACTGCCTGGATAAAGTGGAGCGGATACCCTGGTATGATGTTATCCGGGAGAAAATCAAACGGACTTCTTAAGACACAGGAGTGGCCAGCAGGTTATCCTGCTGAGAGGAAAGGATGTATTATGTTGAACATAAAAGAGTTTGTAAAAGAAGTTGGAAAAAATTCGATAGTCCACGGTTGGTGGGAGGAAGAGAGAAGCTTCGGTGAATTAATAGCACTGTGTCATTCAGAGTTATCGGAGGCTCTGGAAGAATTTCGGAACGGAAAGAAACCGGATGAAACTTATTATACATGTAAAGCACCCAAAGATACTCTGATTATCTGCCAACTTGATGAAGTGACAACGTGTAAAGGCTGTATGTATGCAAAGCCTGAGGGTATACCTACAGAGCTGGCAGATGTTGTTATTCGGGTATTTGATATGTGTCACCATTATGGGATTGATATTGAATCCATGTTGTTGGAGAAACATGAGTTTAATAAGCGTAGACCATATAAACACGGTGGTAAGGTTATTTAAGGAGGGGATAATATTGAATCAGCAAACAGCAGACGATTTAATTGAAAAAGCGGTTAAGAAAGCCATTAAAGAATACAGCAATGAGCAGAAGGCGAAGAGTAGAAAGAAGGCCTTGCATAATACTAAATTACTGCTAAAGAATTATCATAAGATCCAGGAGAGCATCGAGGAAGGTGTGTCTGAGGCTATGCAGCTTGAGCAGGAGTATCTTGTGTTGAATGAATCAGATGAATTGTACATTGAAAGCATCAAAAGAAGTAAGCTTAGAAGTCTTGTAATTATCACCAATGTTGACAAGGCCTTAGCATCTATTCAGGAAGAATGCAAACGAAAGGGAGTCCCTGAAAAATACAGTGCTTTTACTGACTGTATGTTAAATGGCAAGACCTATGATGAAGCTGCAGAAGGGTATTATACTTGCAAGCAGACAATAGGTAGATGGGTAACAGATTTAACAAAAGAGGTAAGTATCAGGCTTTTCGGGGTAGAGGGGATAGACTTCCTGTGAGATACCAATGCGATAAAGACGTGATTTACGCGTTATATTTCCCTATGTTATCATTAGAGTGGAAGGTTTGAACAGATACCAAGCTTCCTCCTGTGGCTGCCGGTTGTCAAAGGCCGGTGGCTTGTTCTTAAAAGATTCATAAAATCAATACTCTTTAAAAACACTCAAATATGAGTGTTTTTTTGTTGAAAGCATAATAAAATAGGTATATAATGTAAAAAAAGATTTATGCGGAGGAGTATAATGAATATTAATAAATTTGAGAATCTTAAAATTGAGAAGGTTATAATTCATCAAATTTACAAAAGAGAGCATCCAAGTAGAATTATTACACCATTTTATAATGACGAATGTAGTTCATTGGATGATGATGCCCTTGATGTGTTGAAACAAAGGATAACCAAAGCCTTGAGTCATAAATCTAACGCTATTCAGATGGAATTTTCAAGCAGTAATATGTTTTCACCTATAAGAGATTTTTGGAAATCTGATATGTCAGATGAAGAATTTATTGCTTTTTCTATCGAAGCTACTTTTAAGCTGGCTGAAGCACAGACCTCTCGCGCTTATCCAGGGGGGATAGTGGTAGTTGTAAAGGGAACGGTTCAGCAGATTAATAAACCCTTTTTAGCCATTATTAAAGCTGAAAAGCAAAAAGGATTTACTGCACAAGAGACAAACGGTAAAATGATTCTTAAATTTTTTAATGATTTATTACTAACACCTCATCAAAAATTACAAAAGATAGGTTTTTTTATTAATAATGCTGTTGCAGGTAGGGAAATAGAAGCCAGAGATATTGATTCATTTGTGTTTGATAGTAATACTAATTCGTCAATATCAGTATCTAAGGCCACATATTTTTATAGTGTGTATCTGGGACTGGATTTTAAGAAAGACAGTGATGTATTAACAAATAAGTTCTTTGAAGCAACTAAACTATATATAAATTCGCTGGACGTTAGCTCTGATACAAAAATAGATTTAGGGACAGCCTTACTATCATATCTGAAAGTGGATGTTTCTAGATTTGTAAATGCCGAAGATTTCGCAGAAAGATATTTTGAGGAACCAGAATTAAAAGATTCATATATAAAATTTGTTGAGCAAAAGGAAGTCCCTTTATCAAATATTAGAAAGAATCTTTCAATGATTGGAGATAAACTAAAAACAAGAAATATTAACTTTAGTAATTCTGTGAAATTACAAGTTCCGGTCGATGACTTTAGTGAAATTGTAGATATTAATGAATTAGAAGGTGGGAAAACTTCCATTATTATTCAAGGTAAAGTACTCAATGAAAAATAAATTAAGTATGGATGAATTTAAGGAGTTATATATTAGTGAAATCCCTATGTATAAGGCATGGGGTGAGTATGTTAAGACCTATATATTAGAGGGTTTGATAGATTTAGAAATTGATAAAGATAAAATAATAAAAATACCAGTAGAACCGAGAATAAAGGCTATAGATTCTATAATAGAAAAAGCATTTATTAGAAAAAGTTATGAAGATCCTTATAACATGATAACTGATAAAGTTGGTATTAGATTTGTTGTTTTATTAGAATCTCAAATAAAAATTATTAAAGCCTTAATTGAAGATAATGAGAATTGGGATTATTCTGAAGATGTTGATTATATAAAGAATAAAACTGAGACTCCGGAATTATTTACATATCAATCCGTGCATTATATTGTTAGAAATAGGAATGAATTAACTTTTAATGAATATAATATTACTCAAGGAACACCTTGTGAAATTCAAGTAAGGACATTAGAACAGCATGCTTATGCAGAAATATCCCATGATATGATTTATAAGAAAAATGCAAATATTAATAGTGAGGTAAAAAGATTTTTAGCTAGAAGTATGGCATTAAACGAAGCAACTGATGATTTATTTGAGAGGGTATATACCTTGATGGAAAAGGAGAAAATTAAATATTATAAATTTACAAATGCTTTTAAAACATATATTGATTTTAATAATATGAGTGAAAAAATAAATAAATCACTTTATGATATGGTTGAAGAAATAGTAAACAACCATAATATCTCAGTTGAACAAGTACAGAATTTTATTGTAAGCAAACCATTCATAACGGAAAATATCACACTAAAATCATCTAGATATATTATTTATCAACAACCAATAATATATTTGATTTATTATCTGGCGAAAAGTCATAGTAGTGAATTGATTGAAAGTTGGGATCTTACAGAGGATTTATTAGCTCCTGTATTTTCTGATTTAGGGATATCATATGGAGAATATTAGATATTAACAAGCATCCTTCGGGGTGCTTTTTCTATACCCAAAACGACGAATGTGAGGTGATGAAGCTTGGCAAGGGCGCCGGATGAAAGATATGATAAAGCATATGAGCTATTTAAGAACGGCATGAAATTAGTTGAGATTGCAAATCAACTAAATCTTCCGGAGGGCACTGTTCGCCGGTGGAAGAGTACTCATAAATGGGATAGCGAACGTTCGGATACTAAAAGCGAACGCTCGGATAGAAAGAAAGGCGGTCAGCCAGGTAATAAGAATGCTACAGGACCGCCAGAAAATAAAAATGCAGAAAAGCATGGTTTCTTCTCGAAGTATCTTCCGGAAGAGACCTTTTCTATTATCCAGGAGATACAGCAAAAAGATCCGTTGGATATCCTGTGGGAAAATATACAGATTGCTTATGCTGCTATAGTAAGGGCACAACGGATAGCTTACGTAAAGGATGAAAAGGATAATACCATTATCAAGTCCGGTTTTAAAGCTGGAAAGATTATAGGAGAGGATTATCTGGTACAGACTGCGATAGATAAGCAATCAAAGTTTATGCAGGCCCAGGCCAGGGCTCAGAGTGAATTGAGGTCCCTAATTAAGCAATACGATGAAATGCTACATAACAATTGGGACAGAGCCACGGAAGAACAAAAGCTGCGCATAGAAAAACTCAAAGTTGATGTTAATAAATCCACCGGTAAAGGAAATGAGGATGAACTTAATAAGCTGGATGAGATGTTAGCAGAAATAAAGAAACAGGCAGGTGGTACAAGTTGATACTAAGTCCTAAACAGATGGAGTTTGTAGCTAATGCTAATCATCGTTATAATGTCAAAACCGGCGCTACCCGTTCTGGTAAGTCATATATGGACAATCTTTATACCATCCCAGGCAGAATCAGAGAGAGACAGGGCAAGGATGGTCTTAATGCCCTTATAGGAGTATCGAAAGGCACTATAGAGCGTAATATTTTACAGCCCATGAGAGAAATTTATGGATCTAGGTTAATAGGTGATATTGGTTCTGATAATATTGTTGACCTCTTTGGTGATTCGGCGTATTGCCTTGGAGCAGAAAAGGTTAGTCAGGTAGCAAAGCTTAGAGGTTCTTCTCTCAAATATGTGTATGGTGATGAGGTTGCAGAGTGGAATCAACAAGTATTTGAGCTGCTTAAATCTCGTATGGATAAGTCATATAGCTGCTTTGATGGTGCTTGCAATCCGGATAATCCTAATCACTGGTTTAAAAAGTTCCTTGATTCCGATGCTGATATCTACTGCCAAAAATACACCATATTTGATAACCCGTATTTACCGCCTGAATTCGTCGAAAACCTGTGTAATGAATATAAAGGTACTGTTTACTATGACAGGTACATAAGAGGCCTGTGGGTGGCTGCTGAGGGCGCTGTATACAAATTGTTTAATGATGCCCAAGCACAGTTAATAAATCCCTTTAAGCTCACGGAAAAGCCCAAAAGCCTTATGGAGATAAACATCGGGGTGGATTTTGGTGGATCTGGTTCTGGTCATGCTTTTGTAGCTACTGGATATGGCAGAGGGTATACAAGTCTGATAGGATTAGCATCCGAATGGATAGACTGCAGCAAGAATGATATAGATCCTGAAAAACTTGGACAATTGTTTGTAGACTTTTGTCTCAAGGTGCTTAACATCTATGGCTTTATAACTCAAGTGAATTGTGACAGCGCAGAGCAGACCCTTATAAGCGGTCTCAGGAGTACAGCCAGAAAGTCAGGATTAGGTTGGCTAAGAATAAATAATGCATTAAAGACAGCGGTAAATGACCGGATACGTTTTACACAGCGTATGATGGGACAAGGCCGCTTTTATTATGTCCCAGAACACTGTAAGAGTTTAGAACTTGCACTATGTGGGGCTCTCTGGAATCCTAAGAATCTAACGGAGGATGAGCGCCTGGATGATGGCACAAGTGACATTGATACACTGGACGGATTTGAATATGGATTTGAAAGGGACATTAGCCGGTTCATCCGGTACGAATAGAGGTGAGAAGATGAAGTATAGCAAAATGGTTGAATGCCTGAATAAACTTGTAGCGGAAAAGAGTCTAAAGCTGGACGGTATTAATGTATCCCCTATTATGCAGAATGCAATTGAATTATGGGACTTAATGTACAGCAATAGAGCACCTTGGCTAAGTAAAGGGCAAGAATCTGCAGGGATTCCTGCATCAGTGGCCAGTGAGATTGCAAGGCTGGTTACTCTGGAACTTAAATCAGAAGTCACAGGGGAAAGTGATAGAGCCAAATACATTAATACCATATACCAGAATGTTCTTACAGATTTAAGAAAACAGGTAGAGTATGGATGCGCTAAAGGAAGCATGGTATTTAAACCTTATCCTTCCAATGGTACTATAGCAGTTCAGTATAATGCTGCTGACAGTTTTTACCCGATTACTTTTGACAGTAACGGAAATATTACACAATGCGCATTTACAGAGCAATTCACGAGAGGGAAAGAAATATATACCAGAGTAGAATTACACTCCCTCACGAATATGGGGGTGCAGGTATATAACTTTGCATACTTAAGTAAAACCGGTGCAAATCTTGGTAGCCCGGTATCGCTTAAAACGGTGAAGCAGTGGGAAGATATAGAGCCTCAGGGACTATTAGAGGGGGCTGATAAACTGACAATAGGCTTTTTCAAGGTCCCTGTTGCAAACAATATTGATGCGGATAGCCCTCTTGGTGTATCAGTATTCAGCCGATCAGCAAGGCATATCAAGGTTGCAGATAAGCGGTATAATCAGATTGATTGGGAATACGACAGCAAAGAAGCAGCCATCCATATAGCAACTTCCTTGCTTAAGTATAATAAGGATCAAGATAAGTTTGAGTATCCTGGAGGCAGAGAACGGCTTTATCGCAATATGGAATACAATACTGGAGCAAATGATAAGCCTTTAATCGAACCTTACAGCCCAGATATTCGAGATGAATCTTATTATCATGGGTATAACCAGCAGTTACGCAAGATAGAGTTTGATAGTGGCCTTGCCTATGGCACCTTATCGGATATACAAGAAGTAGAAAAAACAGCAGAGGAGATAAAAGCCAGCAAACAAAGATCATACGCTACTGTGTCTGATATACAGCAGGCCTTACAAAGAGCATTAATTGACTTGATAAAAGCTATAGATTTCTGGGTGAGCGCTGAGAATCTTGTTCCTGCTGGATCCTATGAAACTACTTTTGATTGGGATGATAGCATAATAACCGATAATGCACTTGAAAGAGAACAGGACAGGAAAGATGTTGCTATGGGGGTTATGCCACACTGGGAATACCGCATGAAATGGTATGGTGAAACTGAGGAACAGGCAAAGAAAATGATACCGGATAGAGCAGAGGTTGATTTGTAAAGGAGGAATAGAGAAATATTCATAAGCAAGAAGCAATATAAAGAGTTAGAAAAAGAAGTGCTGACCTTGATGGACAAGTTCAAAGCCAGCATGAAATATCAATCGGAGTAAGATCCGAAAGAAACCCCAATAACTTGGTCATAAAAAATGACAAGGTAAGGAAATTTAGTGGTTGGTGCTGATGATGACTTTAATGTGACATCTGTTAAAACAAAGAAACCATCATCTCCATCAAGAGAAACACCTTTTTTAATATTGTTTGATATACGATATTCTGATGCTTTTTTTTTCAGAAAATTTGCATAGTCCGGTATAGCAACATTTTCTTCATAACGAAAAGGTTTACCGGAAATTATTCCTGCAGATGTGACGACAAACATTAATTCATCTTCTGCATATTGAATACCGCTGTATTCTTGCAATATAAATTTTTTTAAAGTGGGAAATCCCATAATATATCTCCTTTCTCATATGTACTTGGCTACTGCAATAGCCTCTAAGGAGATTGTACCACAATATAACATAATATTCCATAAAAGGTTGTGATTAGATGCTTACACCGGCAGAACTTGAAAAAGCTCCAATAGAGATACAAAAGCTCATGATTGATTTGGCTATGCGTATTATGGAGGATGTAGTTGACCGGATACATATGATTGACAGCATATCCAGGACTACTGACTATGAAATATACCAATTGAGCCGACTAGGTTTATCCAGCAGTACTATCCGCAAAGCTATCCAGTCCACATTACTGAAGGCAGATTCCGAGATTGATAAAATCTATGACGAAGTTATTAAGGAAGGCTACGAAAGGGATGAAACGATTTATAAGGCCACCGGTAAACCATTTACCCGATTTGAAGATAATAAACCTGTTCAGCAACTCATAGAAGCCATTAAACGGCAGACAAAGGCGGATATGGTAAATATAACGCAAACAACCGCCGTCAGGGTTACGAATAATGGTAGATCAGAGTATCAAGCCGTACCTGATTACCTGAAGCAAAAGCTTGATAAAACAGTAATGGAGATTGCTTCTGGTGCTTTTGATTATAACAAAGTGGTATCAGATACCATTAAGGAAATGACCAAATCAGGCATTCGGGCAATAGAGTATGAGAGTGGACATCATAACCGAGTAGAGGTTGCCGTAAGAAATGCAGTCATGACAGGGCTAAGTCAGGTAACGAACCAGATTAATGAAATGAATGCTGAAGCTCTTGGAACTGAACACTTTGAAATCAGCTGGCATGGAACTGCAAGGCCTACCCATCAGCTATGGCAGGGAAGAGTATACAGCAAACAAGAGCTTGAAACAGTATGTGGACTTGGAACTGTAACCGGTCTTTGCGGAGTTAATTGTTATCATTCATACTATCCTTTTATCCCTGGCATATCTAAGCGGATCTACACTGACGAGCAGCTGGACGAGATGAACCGCAAAGAAAGCGAAAAGAAGAATTATAAAGGCAGGGAATACAACTCCTATGAAGCCACGCAGCGTCAGCGGTATCTTGAAACCCTTATGAGAAAGCAAAGGCAGGATATACAGCTAGGTAGGTCAGCTGGTCTTCCTGACGATATTATTGCTGTAGATAAAGCTTTATATCACAGTACGATGCAGGAGTACATTGATTTTTCTAAACAGATGGAATTGCCACAGCAAAGAGAAAGAATATACCGTGATGGATTAGGGAGGGTAGGATGACAAAAATAACAGAACTGTACCAAGATGGTTATTTGATTGGCTTCCGGGTGGAGGGACATGCGAATTATTCCATTCCCGGGCGTGATATTGTATGTGCAGCTGTATCCATGCTAACAAGCAATACAGTAAATACACTGTCTGAGCTTGCTGAGATTAATCCATTTGTTATGGAAAGTGATGCATATATAGAATTTGCCGTAGCAAACATAGGGAGTGTTATCGTAAGGACACTGTTATCAGCGGCTAAAATTGGGTATCGAAGCATTGCAGAGCGGTATCCAGACAATGTAATGATAATGGATGAAAAGAGATCTATCAATATCGTTTAAGACGTACGTTAACGTCTTATTTTTATGTCCGAAATGACGTAAAACTAAACTCACCGGGCGCTGACCCGTAAAAAGCGTAATGAGAGGATGATAATATGCAAAGAAAATTCTTAAAAGACATGGGACTGACAGATGAACAGATAGAACAGATCATGAAAGAAAATGGAAATGACATTACTCGTGAACAGGGAGTTGCAAACACGTATAAAACACAGCTCGAAGATGTACAGGAAAAACTTAAGGCATTTGACGGTGTGGACATTAAAGATCTTCAAGGCAAGATAAGCACGCTTACGAATGACTTAAACACCACAAAGGCAACTTATGAGAACCAGATATCCGATATGCAGTTTACCGCAGCTCTGGAAGGTAAAGTATCTGCTCTAAAACCAAGGAATAGTAAGGCTGTTATGGCTTTGCTGGACATGGAGAATCTTAAGAAATCTAAAAATCAAGATACAGATATTACTGCAGCTCTGGAAGCTCTAAAAAAGGATAACGGATATCTTTTTGAGGAATCAAAGGCCAATCCAAGAGTGGTAACCGGTAATCAGACAACTACCGACAATACAGATAAGAAAGCAGCTGCTAACGAAGCTTTTAGATCTCTGTTTAAGTCGGAATAATTAAGAAAGAGTGAGGTAATATAAATGAACAGAAATGGAAAATTAGCAATGAAGTTGCAGAGATTTGCAACCAGTATTGTAAACAGAGAAGATGCGGAGGCAATTATAAGAGAACAGATTGTTGAAGCTATTGCCCAGGATACACCCAAATCATCTACCTTTATGGCCTTGGCTAAGAAACTACCTAATATGACATCCAAGCAGACCAGAATCAGGGTGCTCGACTTCCTTCCTACGGCTTATTGGGTAAATGGCGATACCGGGATGAAACAGACATCTCGCCAGGCCTGGGATAATGTATGGCTTACAGCTGCAGAGCTGGCGGTTATCGTGCCTATTCCGGAAGCTGTACTTGATGATGCAGAGTTTGATATCATGGGCGAAGTTACTCCCCGTGTTATTGAAGCAATTGGACAGCGTGTAGATGCTGCTACGATCTTTGGAGAGAACCGGCCGGCAGAATGGCAGAATGATATAATCACTCTGGCCAGACAGTCTGGTAACAATGTCTCTTTAGGTTCCAGTCCTGATTATTATGCGAAGATTCTTGCAGAGGACGGTGTCTTTTCCAAGATTGAGGATGATGGCTATTCTGTATCTGGTGTAATTGCATCCACGAATATGAAAGCAAAGCTTAGAGGTCTGCGTGATGATTCCGGACAGCCTTTATTTAATAAGGTGATGCAAGGTGCTACTCAGTATGCGCTGGATGGAGCTCCTATGTACTTCCCTGACAATGGATCCTTTAACAATTCTATTGCTCAGATGGTTGTTGGTGATTTTGCAAAAGCTGTATATGCTATCAGACAGGATATCACAGTAAAGATCCTTACAGAGGGAGTTATCCAGGATCCTGTTACCAAGGAGATTGTATACAACCTTGCACAGCAGGATATGATTGCTCTCCGTGTTGTGTTCCGTATGGGCTGGGCTTTACCTAATCCTGCAACTCGTATCGATGAAGATAGAGTGGGGTGTCCTTTTGCTTATCTGGAGCCAGCAACACCTGTTACAACCAGAGCAGTAACATTTACTGTAAAAGATAATGCTGAAACACCTGTCAATATTGCTGATGCCAGAGTGAATGTAAATGGATCCAATATCAAGACCAATGCATCTGGCCAGGCAGTATTTAATCTAAGAGCTGGTACATATCCTTACAATGTAACCCTTAAGGGATATACTAAAGTTTCCGGAACTGTTACGGTTGCAGAGTCTGCCGTTGCACAGGCTGTGACAATGATTAAAGAATAAGACTAAGGAGGCGGTACCAGTGAATTATGCTGATTACGAGTATTATACTGATACATACAAAGGGGCGGTCCTGGATACCGCCTCTTTTGAACGGTATGCCAGAAATGCCACAGTTTACATGAAAATGCTTACCTTTAACAGGGTTGATGACAGTAATATTCCGGATGAAGTAAAGATGTGCTGCTGTGAGGTAGCTGAAAAGAATTATGAAGCTGATAAGAGCAGACATGTAGGCATATCGTCAGAAAAAGTTGGTGACTACTCTGTGACTTATGAAAACAACGCCAATATTGATATGAAACTTGCTAAAGATTGCAATGAGGTTATACAAAAATGGCTACTTATGACCGGTTTACTGTATAGGGGGTATTATTAGTGTTCACAAATGCTGATTGTACTATCTATTTTAATCGGGATGGAAAGTATATCCGTCAGGCTGTAGAAGATATTTATTGGCAGGATTCTAAGCAAGCAAATGTGCTTAAAACCGGAATGTCCACCGCTGATGCAGTAAAGATTATGATACCGGCATCCAGTGCAGATATATCAGAGTTTACAGCCGGTAAAGATCTTATCGTTAAGGGGATTATTCCATTTGAGTTTGATAATACCAATAGCCAGACGATTTCTGTGAGCTTAAAATCTTTAAATGCATCCCATAAGGTGTTTACTATTCAGAGTGCAGACGATAAGCGTTACGGTAGCGAGCATATGCGGCACTGGGACTTATCTGGAAAGTAGGAGTCATATGGGTTTTAAGGGTAAATTAGAAATGGTCCCTGTCAGCGCCATCCTGAAAGAAAGAGGACTGGAACCAGGTGGAAGGGTACAAAAATTTGTAGACGCTGAATGTATCCGCCTTATGGCACCGTATACGCCTTATTTAAATGGTGCGCTTGAGGACAGTGCTACTCTTAGCACAGTAATAGGCAGCGGAGAGATTAAGCAGGAAACCCCTTATGCCAGGTATCAGTATTATGGGGAGATTTTCGGGCCCAACATACCAATATTTGAAAACGGCATACTAATGGGTTTTATTTCTCGCAAGGGAGTAAAGAAACAGCCTACAGGTAGACCACTAACATACAATAAGTCCAAGCACCCTAAAGCAGGTAAGATGTGGTTTGAAAGAATGAAAGCTGATAACAAAGAGGATATCCTTTGGGGGGCTGGAAAGGTGGCAAGAACAAAATGAACATAATTGAAGTAGTGCAGCATACGTTGTCTGAATTCCCAAAGATAGCTGAGCTTAATAATGGTGTTGACATTGATTTTACGGAACAGGATGCCGGGAACTGCGGATTGTATCCCACTGGTGACCAATTACTGAAAGAAGATATAATCGGGAATCAGGATCGGCAGCATAATTTTATACTGAATGCTAAGTTTCAGTCGTTTACTGATTATGACAGGCTTGCAAACAGTAGCTTCCTGTTGGACTTGGCTTACTGGATGGAACATACAGCCACAGGGCAGGAGATTGAAGTAACTATAAATGATAAAACTGTAACCGGTACCCTTAACAAATTAAGCAGTGCCAATGGTATGCTGTACGGATTTGACAGTGAGAACTTATCTGCTCCAGTAACATACCAGTTACAGATTTATGCTAAATACAGATTGGAGGCTTTTTAGTGAAAATAGAAAGAAAGTTCCTTGCACATTACATTGATTCTTCCTTAACAGCAACGCCTGCGTATGCAAGGCTGGGTAAAGATCTAGAAGAGTTAACTATCGAAATGAATGCTGAGGTAAACAGCACACAGAACATACTGGGAGAGACCAGTAAAAGCATAAGCAGCTATGAAGCGCAGTCTTCAGTAGAACCGTTCTACGCAGATCCGGCAGACCCTATCCATCCCAGACTGCAGAAAATCATCGACGAAAGACTGGTGCTGGATAACTTAAAAACAACAGTGTTAGAAGTGCATCTTTGGGAAGAGGATGAAGAAACTCCTGGAACATTTGTGGCGTACAGAGAAGATGCACTAATCGAAATTGCTTCCTATGGTGGCGACAATACCGGTTACCAGATTAGTTTTAACGTGCATCATGTAGGCAACAGGGTAAAAGGTACTTTTGTAGCATCTACAAAGACTTTTACTGCGGCAGCGTAATTAGTGGGGCGGTTATAATACCGCTCCTTTTTAAGGAGGAAACATGCAAAATCTTAATTTTGATGAAGGTTACAAAGAGTTTAGTATAAACAATGATGAATCCAGGGTGATCCGTTTTAATCCATCTGATTACGGTCTTCTGAATCGATTTTCTGATGCAAGGAAAGCAATTATAAAAGCGGTTGAAGACCTGCAGGAAAACATAAAGCTAAGACCGGACGGGAATCCCCTAGAAGAGTTTGAGGGAGCAGCTGATCTGGTTAGAAAACTTACCGGTATGATTAATGAACAGGTAAACTATATCTTTAACTCCAATGTTGCACAAGCGGCTTTTGGTAACCAGTCCCCTGTTAGTACTGTTAAAGGCAAATTCCTCTTTGAACAGTTTCTTGACGCTGCAGGTCCTCACATTGAAAAGGAAATCGAGACAGAACAGAAGGCCAGCCAGAAGCGTATGCAGAAATATACCGGGCAGGTGAAGGGGAATTGATTGGACAACTTCCCAAAAACTTAATAGTTAATGGTGTACAGAGAGCTATCAGGAGTGATTTCCGGGTGGCTCTTTTGATTTTCCAAGCTTATGCGGATCCAGAGCTAACAGACCAAGAAAAGTCAAAAGTAATGCTTGACTGTTTGTATGAGGATTCAGATTCTTTTACCCAAGAAGATTACCTTGAGGCGGTTGAACAGGCAGTTTGGTTTTTGGATGGTGGCCGTAAAATCGATGAAGATAAGAATGCTAAAAAGGTCTTAGATTGGGAACAGGATGAGCAGCTCATATTTCCTGCGATCAACAAAGTGGCCAGTCGCGAAGTAAGGGCGGTTGAGTATCTGCACTGGTGGACATTCCTTGGATTTTTTAATGAGATTGGAGAGGGTCTCTTAAGCACTGTTATAGGTATTCGGCAAAAGAAGAGTAAGGGTAAGAAATTGGAGAAATATGAACAGGAATTTTACAGGGATAATAAGCGCTTGATTGACCTTGATACCCGTTATTCCGAAGCTGAAAAAGCAGAGATAGAGCGTCTTAACAAATTACTTGAGTAGGAGGGAGGTGTAAGTAATGGCTGATGGCTCTTTGATATTTGATACAAAAATAGATACAGACGGAGCCGAACAGGATGCCGGGACTCTTAAAACAGTACTGGAAAGATTGATTAGCTCTATCGAAGGCCTCGCAAAGACAGTAGATAGTGCCATAAACTCTATTAGCTTTAACAAGGTTGATTCCGGGCTACAGCAGGTTGAACAAGGGGCAAAGGAAGCCGAAGGAGCAGTTGAACAAATGGCCTCTGGCACAAATAACGCTATGGCTAAAGCAGAAACGAGTGCTCAAAGTCTTGAGAATGCTATGGACCAGATAACTATAACCCGGTGGGATGCAACAGAAGCTGCAGCCAGTGATCTGGCAGACTCTATAGAAGAGGTTGTGCAGCCAGCTAAAGAAGTCCAGGCAGTCATGGACGATATCGTCCCAGATAGTGTGGCTCCTGAGATACAGCAAACAAGCGAAAATGCGTCGATGCTTCGTAACACTCTGAACCTGCTAAAACAGGCAGCGAGTGATTTACCAGGCCTTTTTTCCAGAGCTGGAAAAGGTATAAAGTCCTCCTTGGCTGGCGATGGCTCTAACCAGGGAATAAAGAATATGGTAGATCAAATTGACCGCTATAAAGAACGTTTGCATTCCCTAGAATCTCAAGGGTATTATTTTGGAGACAGAGAGTATGATGAGGCTTATGCAGAATTGCAGAGGCTTACAAAAGGTCTTAACAGTTATAAGTCTTCCCTTGCCCAGGCAGGTAATCAAAAAGGGTTTTCAAAGGCTTTAAGCAGTATCTCAGGCGCAGTACATAAGGTGATACCAGTATTAAAGAAAATGGGAAGTATAGCAGCTTCGGTATTTGGAAAGTTAGGTAAGGCTGTATTATCCGCCGGTAAAGGAATAGGTTCTCTTCTTTCAAGACTCGGTAAGATGGGCGGTCTTTTTAAGCAGAATAATAAGAATGCGAAAGGCTTTAGTGTTGGAATCGGCCAGGCTTTAAAGTCCATACTTCTATACCAGGGTCTTAGTAAAATTTTAAGCGGTATAGGAAATGTACTGAAATCTACTGTTATGACAAATGATACTTTTGTATCAAGTCTTTCCAAAGTTAAAGGTAATCTTTACACGGCCTTTGAACCGATTACATCCGCTGTTATGCCGGTACTGAATGCCCTCATGGAAGTGCTTGTAAGGGTTACCGGTTATCTGGCACAGTTTACTTCTATGCTCTTTGGGAAAACAGTACAGTCCAGCCAGGCAGCAGCGGCGGCACAGTACGAACAGGCACAAGCCTTGGATGATACTGCCAAAGCAGCCAAAGGGGCTAATAAGCAGTTATCCTCTATTGATAAGCTTAATAACTCCACTGACAGCGGATCTGGGTCGGATAGTAGTGCTGCAGCTCCTGATTTCACAAGTGATATAAAAACCTCTGAGGCTGTCTCTGACTTTGTAAGACAGTTAAAAGAGGCTTGGGCTAATGCAGATTTTACCGAGGTTGGCAAAACAATAGCAAGTGGTCTTAATAAGGCCATGCAGGGGATTGATTGGTCTGGGATACAGGGCACCGCTGATAAAATTGCTAAGAGTATAGCCACTTTGATTAACGGATTTGCGCAGGAGCTGGACTGGTCTACTCTTGGAAGTACCTTAGGAAATGGTATAAATACAGCAATAGGGTTTGCAAATACACTTGTAAAAACTCTTGATTGGAAGACCATAGGAAAAGGAATAGGTACCGCCATAGATGGCATGATTAAAACCATCGATTGGGATAAGCTGGGCGAAACATTCGGTACTTTCTATTCCGGTATATTTAGGGCCATTGACAATGTAATAATTTCCATTGACTGGGCAACCGCTGGAAAAAAGATAGGTGGCGGCGTACAGACTGCAATTAAGAGTATAGACTGGCCAGGTATCGGGAAGGTGTTTTCGGATTCCTTTAACTCTATATCATCCTTCATAACCAATTTTTACAAATCGGTTGACTGGGTAGGGTTTGGCAGTAATATAGCTTCCAGTATAAATGCAGCCATAAGAAATACTGACTGGAAGAAAGTCGGAGAGGCTATTGCAAATGTGCTTAACATTGCTATTGATACAGCCTATGGTTTTATATCGGATTTTGATTGGAAAGAGTTTGGACAGAGCATTGCGGATTCTATAAATGGATTCATGGAAAAAACCAATTGGAAAAAGCTTGCGAAAGGTGCATCGAAGTTGGTAACCGGCCTATTAGATTCTATCGTTACCGCCATAAAAGAAATTGACTGGAGGAACATAGGTAATACGATAGGGGATATGATTGTTGAAATTGATTGGGCAGGGATAGCGGAAGGAGTCATTGACCTACTTGTGGAAGCTTTTAATGGTTTGGTATCCTTAATATTCGGAATCGGCGAAACAATCGGCGAAAATATCATGGATGGCTTAAAGGATGGTATAACCTTAAGTGATATCATAAAGAATGCAGGAACCTGGATCAAGAAACATATCTTTAATCCCATCGTAAACAACATTAAAGAATTGTTTGGTATACACAGTCCCAGTACCGTTATGGCTGAAATCGGTAAGTTTTTTATGCAGGGACTTGGAAACGGAGTTCAGTCACTTGTAGGAGATGTTAAGACAAAGTTCTCTAAATTGACAACTGATATAAAGGGATTCTTTACAGGGCTACCGGATTGGTTTGGAAGTAAGTTTACGGATTCTTTAAATAAGATTAAAGAAGTGTTTAGTGCAACCGCTATGAAGACGCATTTCGATGATGTATGGACAAACATAAAAAAATCTTTTAGCCATGTGTCTAGCTGGTTTGAAGACACTTTCTCTAAAGCTTGGAAAGCTGTTAAAGACGTTTTTTCCACTGGAGGCAAGGTATATGATGGAATTAAAGAGGGGATCGCAGATACTTTCAGCGCAGTAGTAAATAAGTTAATTGATGGAATTAATGTAATTATTGCCGTTCCATTCAATAAAATAAATGGAATGCTCAACGCCATTCGTGACGCTGGTGTTGGTGCGATAAAGCCGTTTCAAGGGCTATGGGGATATAATCCACTATCAGTTCCCAGCATACCAAAGCTTGCTACCGGAACCGTTGTTCCTGCTAACTATGGTAATTTCCTGGCTACGCTTGGAGATAACCGAAGGGAACCCGAAATTGTATCCCCATTATCCACGATGAAACAAGCTCTGCGTGAAGAACTAGCAGCAAACGGTGGATCCGGAAACATGATGCATGTAACGATTACCCTACCTAACGGAAAAGTACTCTTAGATACAATAGTCCAAGCAGAAAAAGAGAATTATAATGCAACCGGCAAGGCTGTATTTGTACATTAAGGAGGTGTGTTATGACAGGTAACGGTTATGTTTTAAAAGTTGACGGCACCATATTCCCTAATGCGCTCCTTGCTCGTGGAGGGTACAGGAACACGCCTAACCGTAGACAGGATAAGAACAGCTACACTGACGGCAAGGGGATAACGCGTAGGAATATCTTACCCGTAAAAAGGACTACCAGTAAGCTTAAGACGATTGACCTAACCTATGGCCAGAAGCTTATTGTCCAGTTTTTTTTCCTAAATCGAGATTACGTTCCTGCTGAGCGTTGGAATGATGAAACGAACAGCTATGAATATGGTGTTTGCTATGTTCCTGATATTGAATATGTAGTAGATAAGATTGACGACGATGGAAACTTTTACTATGAGGGAATGGAAATTGAATTTATAGCATACGGGGAGGAGCCGCAGTGATAGATATATCAACAGAGTTAAAAAACAAGTTACGAAACGATATTCTTCCTCTGGTCCCTTCCAATGTTGAAAAGGATTTAATAATACATTTTCCAGTCCTTGGCCTGACCATAGAAACAGATCAAATCGTGGAAGATAGCTTTTCATTAGAGGAAGCACTCTGTAGCAGTGAAGATCTTGTTTTTGGATCCTGTGAATCTTCTTTAATAAGAATTACAGTTGCAGACGTAACTCAGGACTTAAAAGGTCAGGAGTTCACCGTGACTCAGGTTGTCGAGGGCGAATCTATCCCGCTTGGTACTTACTGGGTGTTTAGCTGTAAAAAACAAGATGATTTAAGGTTTAAGGATGTAGTAGCATACGATAAATTAAAATACACTGATACAGACGTTGCTTCATGGTATAACGGACTGACATTTCCTTTAACACTGGCTGCCTTTCGGGGCAGCCTTTTAAGTTATCTTGATATAGAGGAAGAGGAAAGGCATCTCCCAAATGATAATATGACGGTCGAGAAAACGATAGATCCGGTACAGCTTAAGGCAAGAGATGTATTGCAGGCCAGCGAAGAGATAAACGGTGCATTCGGACGAATAAGTCGATACGGAAAGTTTAAGCATGTTATCTTAGAACCCAATTACGGCCTTTATCCTGCAGATAATCTTTATCCTTCCGATGATCTTTATCCGGTAGATGAAAATGATACGACTTTCTTCCAGGAGGGTACCGAGGCTGTAAACATATCGGTTGCCATGCGGTCAGGTATCCGTTTTGAAGAGTATACCGTAAAAGAGATAGATAAGCTCCAAATACGCCAAGAGGAAGGCGATATCGGCGCTATAGTGGGTACCGGTACAAATGCATATGTCATACAAGGAAACTTCCTGGTATTCGGTAAATCCGCGGAAGAATTAGAAACAATAGCTATTAACGCCTTTGGTAATATGCAGAAAAGACCCTACAGACCATTTGAAAGTCAGAATATTGGATTACCTTATGTCGAGGTAGGCGATACAGCCTCTTTTGAACAGAGCGACACTGTCTCAGGATACATCCTTAAAAGGAATCTTACCGGTATACAGGCTCTCAGGGATACTTTTTCGGCGGAGGGTAATGAGGAAAGAGAACAGAATTTTAGTCTTAACACACAGGTAATTCAGCTCCTTGGCAAGTCCAATGTATTGAAGCGGACCGTAGAAGAAATGTCTATTACCATAACGGATATGGGAGCCGGTTTACAGAGTCAGATCACACAGACAGCCGGACAGCTGCAGACACAGATCACGGATACTAAGAATAATCTTGAAAGTCAGATATCTCAGACTGCTACAAGTATTACACAGCAGGTTACTGATGTTAACAATAACCTTCAAGGGCAGATTGATGTACAGGCTGGGCAAATAGCTCTAAAGGTGGATACTGCAGGTGTCATAGCAGCCATAAACTTATCAGGTGGCGGTGTCAAAATTGAAGGGACTAAAATAGACTTAGTTTCCAATGCAGTGTCAATTGTGGGTAAATTGTATCTGAACCTTAATGATAATGACACGGCTGTATATGCAGTATCTTCTGGCGGTACAAGCAATGTTGTTTCTTTTAAGAATACCACTAATGAATCAGGAAGTTACCAAGCGGTTGTTATAGGTGATACCTCTGAAAAGACAGCTGTCTACGGTGATACGGTAGTGAACATGGGCAGGATAGTATCCATCCAAGCTACTAGCAGCAGTGGTTATGTAGGTTTATCTGCTACCAGGTCAGGTGGTTCAAGTTACTCCATGTACTGGAATGGACAATACCTTTACCCTCTAACATCGGATTGTTATATTGGAGGTCCTGGTACCGGATCCTTGAATTACTGGAACGGATTATATACCAGAGGGTTTTATCATCACAGTTCCGGTACGCTTGGTTTCTTTGGTGCAACTCAGCGGAGTAAGCAAACAATACCTACCATTTCAACGTCGAGCACACTTGCAAATGTTATAGATGCCTATAACAATCTGGTGAATGCATTAAAAAACTACGGGCTAGTATAGGAGGATGAATGGATAATTTATCGATAATAGAGTATAAGAAAAAATTAACGAAAGCTGTTGAGACTATCGGCAATGAATCTGGTTTGCCGGTTATCGTGCAGAGTATGTGTATGGCTGAGATCCTTAACCAATTAAACGCGATAGTGCAGAATTGTGTACAGATGGAGCAGGAACAAGCGCAAAAGGAAGGTGATAAGGTTGGCTAAAAGGTACACCAGAGTAAATTTTCAGAATAGACCTTCAGTAGCAACACCCGTCAATGATATAAATCTTAACACGATGGATAAAGGTATCAACGATCTGGATAATGCTATAGTTGATTTGGAAAATGCCGTAGGTAATTTGGAAAATGCAAATACAAATATTCTTACATCACTGACGGATATAAACAATAATATTAAATATACCCTTGCTGATACTACGAAGGGGTTAAATAAAATATATACCACGGGGGCCTTAGGGGTAAAAATAGTGAGTTATTCAGCAGGAGACGTAGGTGCTCCTAGTGCTTACTGGGGAATATGCCTGTGTAAAGGTAGCGCATCTGCAAATGCACAGATAGCAATAGACTCCACAGGAACAACATATGAAAGAATGTATACAAGTGGAAGTCCAAGCTGGAACAGACTCTTAAGAAATACAGATTTAGCCAACACAGACACCGTTAATGATTCGAACAAACCTTTAGGCGCTAATGTCGGATATACACTTGGGCAGGAGATTGATGTTATTAATGGAAAAATTAGTGGTTCATCATTAGTTACTGATTTAAACACTGTTGTTACAGCAGGCATATACTCAGTCTATGTAGGTGCCACAAATACACCAGTTGACGCATACGGAATATTAACAGTAAAAACTGCTGATTATGGTCACTGGGTGTTCCAAGAATTTATTACAACTGCCGGTGCAAAATATAGCCGCAGAAACATCAACTCAACTGGGTGGTTCCCTTGGGCATAAGGAAAGGATAAACTATGGAAAAATTAATAATCGGAAACACAGAATTTGACCTTGTACCGATGGGGATATCAGAAGATGCCCAAAGGAAAACAAGGTCTTTTAAAGTTGTTAAAAGTATGGAGTTTGACCCCATGCTTCTAATAATCCGTGAGGGACTAGAAAAAAAGATTACCCATATCGGAAATGATGGGCAACCGGCAGCAGTTTATTCGGACTGTATAAGCCTTAAAAGAATGGCAGCAGAATACGGTACAGAGATAGACGGAGAGCCACAGGATACATACTTAATCGAATTAAGTACAGATGCCAGTATTGGAGAAATGAGAGCCTTACAGAGTGCTATGACTATACAGCAAGCAATGAGCGATACGGCCGTAGCTGAGATTACAATCCTTATAGCGTCTATGATAAAAGAGGAGGAAATAGCATAATGAATTTTACGGAAGATAATGCATTAGTACAAACATGGGTAAGGGTGGTTAAGAATGGGCAGTACGAAAAAGAGCAGGTTCCTAACATTGGTAACCTTAGGGATATTGTTAACAGTGTTCTGGAAGCTAAAGCTTAGAAAGGCGGTGTTACTTATGGTGTTTACACCAAATAGTTCAATCGTTAAGATATGGGTTAGCTTAGTATTGGCAGGGACATACCAGCGCGAAGATGTTCCAAAGCTTTATAACTTACAGGAAGTAGTCTGGAGTATACTGGACAGTTTAGTATAGAGGGGCAAAAAGGCTCCTCTTTTTATTATTGAGAGGATGGTATAAAATGGATAAATTATTTAATTCAATCAGTTTAGCCCTTGGAATGGTGGGCGGAATTATATGCAGTTGGTTAGGAGGGTTTGACCTTTTACTTAAAACTATTATTGTGCTCGTTATACTGGATTATGCAACCGGCGTAATTAAAGGAATCTATGAGAAAAAGCTATCCTCTGAAATAGGATTCAGAGGTATTCTGAAAAAGATTATGATTTTTATAGTAATAACAACAGCTTGGACAATCCAGAAGTTGCTGGGTGAAGCCATTGCCTTAAGAGAGATTGTTATAATGTTCTTCATTGTGAATGAAGCCCTTAGCCTTCTTGAAAACGCTGCTGTGCTAATACCCATACCACCCAAACTTAAAGAAACATTATTACAGCTCAGAGATAAGGAGGACTCCAAGAATGAGTAATACAGACCAATGCAGAGATATAAAAGAACTTAATCCATTAGTACAAGTTATGCTAAACCTTGCCCTGGAAGATATTAAGAGACAGGGCATTAACCCTCTTGTGGTGGAGACATACCGCCCATTAGAGCGTCAGCGTTATTTGTACTGCCAGGGACGCACGATATCAGAGTGTACAGCAGCAGGGATAACAAAGACTTTCGCAACGGCTCACAGCGCTCCTAAAGCTTCCAAGGTGACGTGGACTTTAAACAGTATACATATACAGCGTAAAGCCGTGGACGTCGTTCCACAGCGTAAGGTATCAGGCAAGATGACAGCTATCTGGGACAGCCAGGATAAAGAGACTAAAGCCATTATAAGTACAATGCTTAAGTATGGTTTTGAACCCGGAGCGAACTGGAAGGATAACCCGGATTCTCCTCACTTCCAGGTAAAAGGGGACTTTGAAAGTCTTTTTTATAAAGGCCATACAACCTATTATGTCACTATGGCAGTGCAAATAGCCCTTAACAAGAAGATAGGAGCAGGATTGGTAACGGACGGAATATGGGGAGATAAAACAACGGCAGCTGTTAATAAGTTCCGTGTACAGAATCTCTGGATCCAGAATGGTAAGCTAGGAGCTACAGCGTTAAAGAAGTTATTGGGATAAAATAAGAAAAACCCCGGGCATAGAACACCCGGGGTAATCCCCTCTGTAAATAATTATAACATAGATGCGTAAACAGTAAATGGACGGTTATGTCCAAATATATTAGGTTTAATACAGTAAACCCATCAATTCATACATTTCATCGTTAAAAGATTCATACTTGAATTCATAGGTTTCATCAGTTGCCCTTGGAGTTTCCTCCTTGATTCTATTATAAAGATAGTCTGCTTCAGTTCTAAGGGCCTTCCATGTAGATTTAAAGTCAGAATATTCACTGTTACTTAAACTTTTCACAAAATTATCATATAAATATACTTTCTTCATATATGATTCAGCGTTTTTAATCGATTTTTCAACATCTAATTTTCTGCCGGTAGCACTTGTCCCATCTTCAATATAATGGTATATATCACAAAAGCTATCGTTCCAAATTCCAACAACCCAGTTGTAACTTTCTACCTTCATATAATCAACATCATACTTAACAGTTACTTTACAGGTATATGATTTATTTCCCACTTTAGCGATTACATTAGCTTTACCACCAAACATAGCAGTAACCTTTCCTGAGGAGGACACCTTGACAATATTGGAATCACTGCTTGACCATTTCACTTTTTTAGTTGTTCCAACTAACTTTAAATCTACTGAATCCCCTGCAAATAAAGAAACTTTTGTCTTATTAAGTTTTATAGTTGCGGCACTTACGGTCTGTACAGGTCCGGCCAGAGAAAATATAAGTGCCAGGGTTAATAACAAAGATAAATACTTTTTCATATACTCCTCCTATGTGTAATATTATGTAATTATTATGGAGTATATTTCCTATGATGTCAAATTAAATAATCCCCCAGAGGGGATGGTTCTGGGGGATTAAATATAAATTGTCGCTTGCTCCTACGACTAGAACAAGTATATTGTAATACATATTCTGTAAAATATCAAGGCTTTATAACCCACTTATGTTCACGCGTGAAAAACATAAGCTCTATGCTTCGGCCATCGTCTAATTTGCAGAGGTAGTCTATCGTTGCAATACCGGCATAGTTGCGGTCTTGCTGCAGCTTAACATCTGTTACTTTATGATTAATTAGCTTATGCTTTTCATCCTCCAAGCGCACATAGGAAGGAGTTATATTACCTTGATGGTCAAATATTGCAATTACATCTATAGGGATATTCATAGGTTAGTACCTCACGGTTTAATAAATCTAATTATACAGAACAAACGTTCTCTTGTAAATGAAAAGACGAAATAACTGTGTATAATAAAGTAACTTCCTATTATAATGTATATATTACTTGTAATGGATGTTAACATATATGTACGTATTCATCCGCACATTCTCCTGTAAGTGTAACCTTATTGAATTTCTTTACCTCACTGCAAAAATATAGCAGGGAGGAATCCACATCTGCCATACCGGGAAGGTCTTTTGCATCCACTGCTTTATACAAGGCATCTGCAAGTTTAAAATTATCACATTCCAGATAAGTATGTTTGGTATTAAAATGCTTTACCATCAAATCGACATAAGGTCTGTCTCTGGAGGGTTGAAAATCATTTGCCTTAAAGTATTGATCATTTCCGGCAAAGTCAAAGGAAAAGGTATTAAGCTGTTCGCCTCTTTTGGCAAGCTCAGAAGCACAAACGGCAGTAACGATACTGCTGTCTACACCGCCGGAGAGAAAAGTACAGATAGGAATATCAGAGATCATCTGTCGGATTATAGAATCCTTTAGCAAAATAGCGGTCTTTTCAACGGTTTCTTCATAAGAATCCGTATGGGGCCGGCTTACTAATTTCCAATACTGATATTCTTTCATCCCGTCTCTGGTATATACATTATAATATCCGGGAAGTACCTCCTTACAGCCTTTGAATACACCTTTTCCATATGTTCTAGCAGGGCCGATTCCAAAGACCTCACACAGCCCTTCCTTGTCTATTATAGGTCTGATGCCAGGATATTCAAATAAAACCTTGAGCTCAGAGCCGAAAATCAATGCATTGCCTGTATTGGTATAAAAAAGGGGTTTGATACCCAATCGGTCTCTGAAGATACTTAAGGTTTCCTGATAGGAATCCCAGATTGCAAATGCAAAGATTCCGTTTAATTCTTTCACAAACTCATTTCCATATTCGATAATTCCCACCAGAATAACTTCTGTATCACTGGTAGTCTTAAAACGCCAGCCTTTGATTTCCAAGTCTTCTCTAAGCTCACTGGTGTTATAGAGTTCTCCGTTATATATAATTGTATAGGAGCGATTACCGATTTTTCTGGTCATTGGCTGCTTACCGTTTGCCAGGTCGATTATAGATAGCCTGGCGTGAGCAAAGCCCGCGTGCTCTTCCAGCATAAAACCGTCCTCATCGGGACCTCTGTGCTTAATACTGTTCTTCATGTTAGCCAGAGTCTCCTGCCATTTGGCAGACTCCTTAGAGTAATTTTCCTTGAAGCTGCAAAAACCTGCTATTCCGCACAA